GTGGGTCAACGCCTTTACCCTTCGGGCCTACGGTTACACCAATGGCTTGGAGGTCTGCAAGGTTTACCTCCTTCATGCTACCGCTTCCGAACTTGGCGAGAACTTTGGTTTCCATGCTGGTAAATGTCCAGCCACGCAAATAGTGTCCTACCGCCTCCGCATTCGCTCTGCCTCTTGCCGTTCGGCCTCCAAGATGTCGTGAATGAGCAGGGCGTAGTTGAGGAACTCCACCGCCTTCATCGCAAAGATGGCATCGAATTTCAGCACGTCTTTGTTGGCCATCCGCCAAACCACCATGAGCCAACCGTACCCTGCTAGCGGGTTCGTTACTGGTCCTGCGCCTTCTTCGTCAGGTGCTTGGAATAGTCGCTCAAAATTTGCAAGTAACTCTCGGAACTTAACAAAAAAAAACTGACCACCCCCCATACATCGCCAATCTTGGCGTGCTTCTTCATCAGTTCTGCTCGCTCCGCATGGGCAGAGCCGTCGTACTTCTTGGGAAACCACCCAAGGAAAGCGGCCTCCCTGCACAGGGTCGCCATGATGCGGTGAAGGTTCTGGACCAACTGCCGCTCGTCCGTGGTGTTCATCTCCATGAGGTCAATGAGTTGCCCTGCGGTGAGTTCATCCGTGAACACCGTTGGAATCCACCACTTGCCCCCTGCTTTGAATTTGCGCTTGTAGGCGAGTGCAGGCAGTTCGTTCCACTCCTTGATTATTGCCTTGTAGCGTTTGGTTAGCGACGTGGCAGGCATATCCCTGACAATGGCGACATCCACTCCCTCCACAATCGCAACCACGCCCAATCGCTTGTCTGCGTCATTGAGGGCAGGGGATAATTCCAAGGCGGCAATGCGCTGGAATTGGTCGATGGTCAGGTCTTGGAGTTTCATAAGTTCAGGAAGGTTTTGTAAGACGATGCCGATGATGCCGATGCAAGATATTGACTGAACTCCTTGTCTGCCTTGCGTTCTTTTTCGGAATAGTACCAAGGTATGTGCCTTGCGGATTCCAGCAGAGATACCCCACCGATAAAGTATTCGGGCCTGTTGTACACCGCAAACGTGGTGTCGATGGCTACGTCAACCTTTGCCGCTTTGACTATGCGTGAGGATTTCTGCCGTTGCGCCTCGTAGGTATTGACGTGGGTGTAGTACGATGACCTTGGCGGTACATCATCCCAGCGCAGGGATAGCCCAACCTTGCCGACGAACGGAAATTCCTGCAACCATTCAATGCAGCGTACGATGGTTTGCTTGCTGGTCTTGGACAGTTCAAGGTCGGGGTCGGTTACGGCATAGTAAGGCTCGCCAAGTTTCTGCACCAATCCGCAAAGCCACGGTGCTTGGTGTCCTGCATTCACGCCAAGCGAAATGACCTCGCAGGGTTTCGTTGCGTACCATTCCAATAGCGGCTCGTACGTTGAGCCGTTGTCCACGATGTAAATGTCACCAATCCCTTTCCACTTGCTCAAATCCCTGACCATCGCCTTGGGCCATGTCAGCAGGTTGCGGTTGTTGATGATGACAGGAACTCTCATGGCTAAAATTGATAAACTGCGATAAGGTCGTCATATCGCCCCGATGCGGTCAGGTCAATAGCCTCAAACAAAACCCCGCTTGGTGCTATTGCTGACAACTGCACAAACCAATCCTTGGACTGCACGTCCTCAATCATCAGCACGCCACCTTGGTTCATTAAGGGAGCGTACAACTTAACGCAGTCAATCATGGAATCAAGCGTATGTGGACCATCATCCAAGAGGAAGTCAATACCGTTCTTGAAGTAATCCTTGGCGTATTGCACGGCTTCGGGAGTATAGGCCGAAGCGATGTGAAGGTGCGAACGATTCCAATTAATGTGCTGGTCGGCCTTTGGCTTGACTTGGTTGGCAATGTCAAAGAACAGGAATTTGGCCTTGGGTAGATACTTGCACCACATAGCCATTGACCCGCCGTGCCAAACGCCTATCTCCACGAAGTTGATGGGGTCGGTCCGCATCTCTTGCAGAAACCGAGCGTAGGTACTGGTGTAGTTGTGACCGTTGGCCTTGTCCGTGCCTCCAGCGTAGTCAGCACCATTCAGGTCTAATTCGTTGAGGATGTCAATCAGTTCTTTGTCTTGCATGGTTAGAACGTGATGATGAACTTATCAGGACTTGGCCATCCCTTGCAGGAGTTGTACACGGTCATCCCTTCCCGCTTCCCGATCCAATGCTCGGCCTGCCAGCGGTGTTCACGCACGGGTTCTCCGAGTTCTCGGATGTGGGAGGACTTGGCCCACCAAAACGTGCCAGCGAAGTAGGGATAGCCGTCAGGGTTGTTGTGGTCCGCAATTTGCGGGAACTCTTCCTTGGTCAGCCAATACGCACCCACGCAGTCAACCTTCTCCAGTTCTGCAAGGCATCTCTCCCATGCGACCACGTTGAAGAATATCATGGACCTGCACCACAGTTGGTTTATCAGCGATGGATCGGAACTTCCCTTGGTGTGAGCGTACAGGTACGCCGCATCCTCGTCTTGGCTTGCCTTGTACATCTCGGTGAGCGTGGCCTGCTCCCAAGCGTTGGTTCGGGTAACGACAACCTTTACCTTGTCTTTTATGAGGGAATTGTCAAGTATTTCCTTGACCGCTTTGCGCTGCTCTGGTGGACCAACGATGCCCACCCGAATCTCATCCAACCGTTCTATCAAGCCGTAGTTGCACAGGGCCATCATGTGCTGGTTCATGATGAGTTGCCATTGGCCACCTCCGCCGCAGTAGATGTGGTAGTAGTGGATTAGTTTCATAACGAAGCGATTGCAAATAACAAAACCAATAACAGGGCGAATCTGCCAAAAATCAAAAGCAAATCAAGGAAGGATTCAAGGTTCATGGGGGCAAAGTTACACCACCAAGTACTTCCCTGAGTTGCTGACCGCAAGTTTGTTGAGTGCCACATAGCGCAGGGCATCGCAGGCGTGGTTGTACGAATCAATCGGCACTCCCGTATCCTTCCCATCCTTATCCGTGGCCCAAGTGTACGAGCGGAGTTCTTTGATAAGGTTCGTGGAATCCTTTGTGACGTGCAGGTTGAAACGCTTGATGATGTCTATCCCCTGCCTGACGCTATCAGGGCCTTTGCTCGCTGGCTTGATGTTGAAGCCGAGGCGGTAGATTTCCTCGATGCTCTTGGGTTCTGCCGAATCGGCGACAATCTCCCAAGCCCGGGTTATTCCGAATTCCTTCAGCCTTGTGGCGATGTCCGAGTTGGTCAGCCCCCGGTGGTAGAGCAGTTCATGGATAAACAGGTCATCCCCCCTGCGGTACACGGCGACCAAGGCCGTGGGGTCGTTGCTAAAGCCCCAGTCAAGCCCGTAGGCGACGAATTTCATCGTGGATGGGTCTATACCCTCAACCACCGTGTAATCGCCGTATATCGCACCTTGGAGCGTTCCTACTTGACCGAAGCCGTACACCTTCCACCAGTTCGCCCAATAGGCAGAGGTTTCGGCTTTGGTGCGGTTCAGTTCAATGTCGTTGCGAATCGTATCAGGCAGGGCCTCGTTGTCTTGGTAAGTTAGGATGAGGAACTCTGCATCGGATTCGGGCAAGACCTCCGTATGCGCCCAAAATTCGTGGGTCGGGTTGAAGTCAATGTATATCTCCTGCGATGTACGGATGGCCAACTGGTAGTAGGAATCAAAGTCAATATTATTCGCCTCGTTGATGTAGAGTATCTGCCGCCTTGCCCCTCGGAGGCGTGCCTCCGAATCAGCGGAGAAAAATTCTATCGTGGAACCGTTGGCGAAGTTGTATTGGAGCAGCGTCTTGTTCCACCTGTCGGGAACCCACCTGTGCGTCCATTGCATAATCTTGGCGAAGTCCTTTATCGCACCCCTGCGTAGGTGAGGGACGGATTCGCTGACAACCGAAATCTCCGACTCGGGATGTCGGGCGGCATGGTCAATCAGGACCGCCAATATTGCAAGTGTTTTTCCTCCCCCGCCCGTTAAAGCGGGGGCAAGCATCCAGCGGATGTCCCGCCCTGAATTACCTTCTTTCGGGCAGTCATCCGCCGTATTCGGCTGATTGCTGATGTGTACTTAAAGTCCATCTCCAAATAATGGTTGCTCTATCGTCACGCTGGTCTCCTGCTTCTCCACCAACCCGTTCAAGCGCTGCGTGATGGAGGGGTTGTAGAAGGAGAGCAGGCCGCCGATGATTTGGTCTTCTCGGATTTCTTCCCGAATCGCACGGCAGATACCCCCGAAGTCCTCGTAGTAACCCTCTTTGTTGTCAAAATAGTGCTGAACCTCCCCGTAATTATTGCGGCAAAACCGCTTGAACCCTTCCAAGGTCAGCGGCACTTTGGCGGGGTCTTCCTTCTTCAACCCGTCCTTCCCGACATACTGCACCCGCTTCCATTGTTCGCCTTGGGCTTTGACATCCTCCTTGAAGGCGGCCCATGCTTTTCCAAGGTCTTCGGGGGTCTTGAATATCCTCGTTGGGTGCATCAGTATTCAATTTTGTCTATAAGCGAATCAATCTTGTCCACGATTTTCATCTTGACCGCAAAAGCGTTGGGGGCATTGGATTCATCCACCGCACCAATGCAGTCGCAGAGGGTGGTTATCACCATCATCAGCGAATCCATGCGGGCTTGGACCTGCGCTTCATCGTTGGACGCTTTAGTCGAGTTCGCCAAGTTCTCGGAGTTTATTCCTGCTCCACCCAAGGGCCGCTTTGCCTCCCCAAAGGAGATAGGAGATGTAGCCGCAGTCGCTGGTAGAATCAGCGTTGTCGTAGTAGGTTTCTGCCCGGCTAAGGTAGGAGTGCATCCGCTTGATGGTCGCAAGAGAAATCGCTTCCCCATTGGCGAGTTGCTGCGCCCTGACCTTACCCGTCTGGGTTGCGCACTTGTTGCCGTTACGCTCGTTGAGTTCAATGCCCCGCTTGGCGTTATTGCGTACCCCTTCGCCGTAGTCAGCATAGGATTGGAATGCCTGACGCTTGTGGTTGGCGTAGATGTTGCCGCATACCGCAAGCCGTTGCTGGACATCAGGGAACTCTGCATTCGTTGTGGGATTGGTCATGCAACGACCGAGGAACTGGTCGCTGGTTTCATTGGCTTGAGGTATTGGTAATGGCATGGGTAACGGTCTGCTGATTGGCTTGGGCGAATAGGTCTGCCTGTTCGTAAATGTATTGAAGTGCAGATTTTACGCAGTCAGCACACCACCAATTTGTGTTGGGTCTGCCGTGGGCGACAAGGATGGTCTGCAAGTCGTGGACCGCTTCGGGGGATAGCCGCATGAACAGGGCCGCTTGATACTGGTCCCAGTAGTGTCGGTGCTTTTGAGCGAGGATGTACTCCGCTTGGGTCATCGGTTCGTGACTTGGAGGATGACAACGGTCAGCCCTGCCGATGCGAGGCCGTACACGGGAGCGAGGACCCATCCGCAGGTGGGCAGCGTCAGGGCCACCGCCACCCAAAAGGTGAGGCAGGTCACGCAACTGAACGGCTTGTGCCGGGCAAACCAAGTCCGGTACCAAGCCTGTGGGAGGACATGATACTCCGCAATGGCGAGGGCGGTCAGCGAACTAATCAGCAGGGGAAATATCAGCGTGTCCATGTGCTTGTATTGCGGCCTTGATTTTGGCCTTGGCTTGGTCTATTGAGTAAATGATGGAGCGGTACGGGATGCCCGTGTCACGGGACAGTTTCTTCATATTCCCCGTCGCCATGTGAAGTTTTAGCAGTTCCTTGTCGTAGGGGAATGCTCCCTCTTTGGCCCAAGAATCCATCTCCGATTCGGCGATGGCCCACATATCGTCAACAAGGGAACTGTACTCTTCATGGGTCATGTCAGCATTCGGGTCGATTTCCTCGGTGATGTCGTGATGGCGGTACTTCTGCGCAAACTGGTTGTTCTTGCCACGGTAGAGGTTCAGCAGCAGACGCACGACGTAGAACTTGAAGTAGCCCTGCCCTTGGATTTGCAGGATTTTGGCGGGGTCCTTTTCCAGCAGGATGAGCACGCACTCCTGCTCCAAGTCACGCCAAAGCGGGTCGCCGCCAGTGATGGTCAGGCAGGCCTTCTTGATTTCGCCGCTTCGGTAGAGGTCAAGGATTACGGTTTCGGCTGACTGCATACGCAAAGGTATGCAAAAAAATAGGGGGATGCAGTGAAGCACCCCCCCATCCGAATCTCACGGATTTGCCGATTATCGTAGGCTCACCGACGACGTAAGTCGCACCTACTTAGAATTATATCCTCCGTAAAGATTTAGCAGAAAATCTTGAGCATTGTGTAAAACTTGTCTGCGGATGTACTTTATTTCGGGCGTGGCGATGATGTCCTGCTCGTAGGATAGTTTGTTCTTGATGAGCGTGGAGTGGGTGCGCTTGAGGACTGCCCCGATTTCGTGGTACTTGAACAGGAAGTCGTTATAAGCAACGTCGGTGATGATGTTGCGGGCTATGACGTTGGCCCGTTTGCGGGAACTGGAGCAGATGGCTTCTCGGCTGATTCCGAGTACCATTGCGGTGGTGTCAACGATATGGTTTATTAGTGCCGGGGTCATGGTTTCGGGGGGTTAGGGTACATCCAAGCGGCAACCTCATGCGTCCACCACGCTTCGCCGTGAATGTTGGTGAACGTGATTTGCCCTTTGGTCAGCCATCCAACTGCGTAGTTGCCGTCTGCGAGGGCGAGAAACACCTCCTCCATTGGAATCGGCATCGTGTCTTTGGTTAGTCGTGTCCACGTCATGGCTTAAACGATTTCGGGGATGGGCATCCAGTAGTTGACTTCAATAGCCCACCAAGAATGATTCTCGGAGTGCCACATACTCCCATCCCACCAAGCGACGATTTGCAGTCCTTCAACATCGGTTATTAGCACGGGTTTGCCATCTTCGGGCATTTGGTCTTGGGGTCTTATCCAGGTCATAGGTTAGGGGTTAATTTATCTTACTTATACAAATACAACATCATTCGGGCGTATGGGGTTGGCAAAACTTCACGAATAAACGAGTTAGGCGAAAGCACTACCGAACTGCCAACCCGATAGTGCCTACCTTTAAATTACTTTTTGTCGTAGTATTTAAAAACCTTGTCAAGTTGTTTTGGGTCTTTTAATACCGTGTAGTAACATTCTCCAAATCCATCTTCAATATAATGCAGGTTTCTACTTTCGGCTTCTTCTTTTGTAATCGGAATACGAACCACATCAATATAAAATGTTTTCGGCTTAAATGGAAATCTTGCATATTGACTACTTCCAATAAGTTCAAAATCCTTGTCGTCAATGTAAACTCTACCTGTGAATGTGTCGTACTCTTCTTCACCTTTCCATACAATAGCACAGTTATAACTACATTTCCCGTTTTGGTATTTGAACAATCCTCCACATCTTGCGTTTTGATACATTGGTTCACCCATCCACTCGGCAACATCAACCCATTCGTTGTCGTGTCCCGTTACATCGCAAATCGGCTCTTGTAAGCACAATTTTTTAACTGCTTGTGCAATGGCTGATGCTGTGTAAGGTGCTGAACCACCACTTTGTCCTGATTTGCCAAATGCTTCACATAAGGCTAAAATTTCTTTTGCGAATGGTGTTACAATCGCATCTGGAACTGTTGCAGCAAGAATATCCAACTCTTGCTTTGCAAATTTTTGTGTATTTGTCATTTTATATATGTGGTTCGCCTTTACACCACAAGGTTTTTAAGTTTCTACTAATTTAACCATGCCATCGCCTAACACGGGTTTGGCAAAAGTGGGCAGAAACATTCTGCTAAAATTGAGAATCCTACAAGCCCACCTTCGCAAAGCCCGAAAACGTTAGGCTTTTTTTGCTTGAAGGACATCCGAGCAGTACCCAATTTACCTTCCAAGGGGAAATGGTTTCGGCATGGTCTGGGCGTTGGCAGTTGAGGCACTCCTTGCGGATGTGAATCTGCCAGCGGCGGAAATCTGTGGGTGTTGGTTTCATGGGTTAGGGGTTGGGGGTTAGGGTTAGACAAATATGCGAGTTAGCGGTAATGCTAAAACAACAAGTCAATGGTTTCTTTATCATAATATCTGACCGTGTTTTTACTACCACAGTTACCACATTCGTCATTGAACGGTATATTACAACCTTCCATTCCACAATCTTTACACCAAGTAAAAACACTATGTATATTTCTACCTACAAGTTCTTTTTCCCAAGCACTACCGCTAACAAAGTATAAGCGTAATGCTTTCATCCATTTAATTAAGTTTCTCATATATTTTAAAGTTTTGTGTTTCAAATTAAGTTTAGTGTAAGCACTACGCTTATACTCGACCGTTATAAGTCAGTTTGCAATGTTTCCGCATCTATCACAAATTTGGTGTTCAAAATCGGCTGTTACTGTTCTGCCAACTGCACCGCCTTTACATTTGCAAACCGAACTTATAACAGCACCTATGCGAAATTTTTTAACCTCAGTTTCTACCTCCGATAAAAATCCGTTTAAAGCGTATTCGTAATCAAAATCTGTTGCACATTCATGTGATGCATTCCAGCCTCTACTAAATGCTTCTTTTATTATTTCTTCTATTGTCATTTCGTTTTAATTAAGTCGGTTAAAAAACTATCGCATAGCTGCAAATCGTTATACGCAACCTTACAAAGACTGCAACTCCGACTTAACATCGTTCCAAAATTCAAGTGCTTCCTCTTTTTGTGCCTCATACCAATATTGATGTGCTGCTCCACAATCATCCCAATCAACATAGTTTGGGTCTAAAGGTCTTGAATTTAGTATTTCTTCAACTGCAATCAAAGCACATCGTTTACCAACATTTAAATCACATTCTACTGCATCTGGTAATGCGTTTGCGAAAAATTTATGTATTAAATCGTTTGCTTTTTCTTTTGGTTTCATGGGTTTAGGGTTTAGTAGGTCAAAGATATACACAAGTCAGGAACATTCAGCCAACACCCTTTGGAAATCTTCCACACTTCGGATGACTACATATTTGTAGCCAACTGCCTCCACAACCCCCTGCCACCACTTCTGCGATAGGGATTGCTTGCCATTGGGTGTTTTGAACTCAAGGAACACCGCACCCTTAGGTGATAGGTAGGTCATATCGGCAACCCCAGCGGTCAGGCCGATTCCCTTTAGGAAGAAACCGTTGGAGCGGGAGCGGGGGTTGTTGAGGTTCAGGAATAGCAGGCCCTGCTCGTTGGGTCGGAGCATTGCGAACAACTTGACGCAAGCGGCTTGGAGGTTGTATTCTTGCATCATAAATTGATTGTATTGGGTGGGAACTCGTTGGCTTTGGTGAAGGGAAGGTGGCATAGAATCCCTGCGATGCCAAGCATTCCGTTGCGGTTCTTGCGAACAATGACCTCCATCAGGTCTTCGGGCTTTGCATCATCATGCTGGTGAGGCCGATAAACAAATGCAATTTTATCCGCATCGAATTCAAGTTGCCCGGTTTCTCGAAGGTCGGACATGATTGGGCGATGGTCTGCCCTGCCCTCGGTTGCACGGGATAGGGATGACACGACGACCCCGAACACCTTCTGCCGTTTGCAGATAGATTTCAAGGTCTTGCTGATGTTGGTCATCTGCTCAATTTTAGGCTTGGGCTTGTCCATCTTCGTTGGCTCTACCAATTGCAGATAATCAAGGTAGAATCCGCAAACGCCGTACTTGGTTTTGAGTTTAGCAATTTCACCTTCTATGCGGTCAAGGTTGGCTTGGTGGAGGTCCACGATGTACAGGGGCTTTGACTTTAGAAGGTCGGCTTTTTGGGCAAGCGTCAGGAACTCGTTATCGCCTATCCTTTCGCTTGGGTTCAGAAACGACGCTCCATCCATCTCGGCTAAGTTAGAAAGCATCCGCTGGGTCAGTTGCTCTGCGCTCATTTCAAGGGTGAAGAATACCACAGGAATACCAGCCATGGCTTGGTTCATGGCTATTTGCAAAGCGAGCAGGGTCTTGCCCATCGCTGGGCGACCACCAAGCAGAATGAACTCGATAGGCTTAAACCCCGTCAGCATCCTGTCAAGCGGGTTGATATAAGTCGGGTAAATGGAATCCTTGCGCCTGCCTTCCCTGACCTCGTTCATGTTCAGGAGGTACTCCTTGGCGAGTTCATGAGCGGATGATTCCGAGGCATTGGTTTCCACGGCTTGCATCGCTTGGTAGCGTGCAAAGGCCCTTGGAATGTCACGGTCAACGGCAAGGTCTGCCATGATAGTTTGCTCTTCCCGTACCTTCCACGCTTGGTTCAGGTCTGCGGCGTAGGTTTTCCAATCCGAGGTGATAGTGATGCCATCGGCTACGCTGGCAAGTTCAAGCACCACAAACGCCTGACCTTGACTGACAAGTTGTTGGTGAACCGAAACCAAGTCCACAGGTCGCTCTGCCCGGTGCAGGGCTTCAATGGCTCGGTATATGAAGACGTTATTCCCTGTGAACAACCTTTCGGGAATCTGCATCAGCAGGGATGCACGGTCAATAAAGGAATCCATCAGGCAGGACAGGAGCCTGCGTTCAGCGGAAATAAGGTAGGTCTGCGTCATCGGTTTGGTTTAGTGGTGTTGCAAAGGTATTGGTTCGGGCGATAGCCTCATCCTCCCAGCGTGCTTGATTCAGGTAAGTTGCGGCATGGGGAACGTACTGCACTGGGGTATCGGAGTAAAGGCGTGCGATGTTGCTGATGGCCTTCTGCTGTTCCTCGTCTTTGAGTTTGGCGAAGGCTTTGGATGCGGCCTGCTTGGATGTCTTCCTTGGGTACAAGGCCCAAAATTGGTCAAAAAGCACACAAGTATTCTTCTTCTCTTCTTTCTTCTCTATCTCTTCTAATCTTATCTTATCTAATCTTATCTTATCTGCTTCGTTTTGCTTAGCACTTGCTTCGTTTTGCTTAGCACTTGCTTCGGTTTGCTTAGCACTTGCTTGGCCTTTATTTTCACCTCCTCTGCGTCCTGCCTCGCTTCTCCTTTGGCTTAACCTATCAAGGTCAGCCATCTGCAAATCAAGAAAGGTGATGCGTATTTGTTCGCCTTCCTCCTTAATGATTTCGGCCTCCATCAAATGACCGAGAAGGTTTGCACCGATTTCAAGGCTTGCTTGGTGGGTAGTTAGATGCCCATGCTTGACCCAGTACAGTTGACAAATGTGTATGAATGCCCCCTGCAATTCAAAGGATTTGCGGCTGATTCGTCCTGCGAGCCAATCGCTGGGGGAGTGCTTGTACCAACTATTTTCCATGTGGTATTAAAAAAAATGCCCCGACTGATAGCAGCAGCCGAGGCAAGGGGTTAATGACCCTTTATCTAAACATCCCTTGGCTGCTATTACAAGGAATGCGTTCTACTCTTAAATGTAAACTTCGGGCAAAGTTACACTAAAACGGCCGGCATGTCACCATCTTGAGGTGCAAAATCTTGGAGCTCCTGCATAGGCTCTACCTTGCCGCTCAAGAACTTCTCGCCGTCTTGGGATTCACGAATCCATGCGGACAGGCGCATCTTAGTGCCGTCGGGCAGGATGATGTCGCCCTTGTAATCGGGCCTCTTCGGGTTGTCGCCTTTGTCGTTAGCGAACAGGGAGAAGGTGTTGGGTTGTGGGGTGTAGTTGCTCATGGGTTTTGGGTTGGGGTTTGGTTTATTTAATGATTCTTAGGTTGACTTTGGAACGATTACGGAAGTTGTAAATATCCTCAATTACTTCAATCTGCATTTTTACATCACGTTGCTTCTTAAATTTTTGACTTTGATACTTCATTTTTTCAATAAACAACTCAGTGCTAAATTCTTGGCTTTTTGTCAAAAGAATTAAAAACGAGCGAAAAACAATAATATCGTTAACTGGCACAAATTCTTTTAATGTAATTAAATCCTTGGCGATTTTTTGAGATTTTTTCAAATCCTTTATTTGAAAATTACCCAACCTAAATATAACATTTACATCACGCCCAATTTGATTTAAGTTTAGAATTTGTATTGATTGATATAGCGTAAACCCATAGTCATAAATAAAAGATTTTGTTTTAATGTAATCATCAAAACCTCTTTTGCAGAAAGAGTCAAGCACGTCTATCATCGTCCATTTTTTCGATAGTGCGTTTTGTCTTTGAGTTTCTTCAAGACCAGCACCTTTGTTAATCGTGTAATAAATTGGAAGGCCCAATTCTTTGCAAGCGGCAAGTCGATGCTGACCGTCAATAACCTCCATCTTTTGATTTACTTGGATTGGAATTTCAAGATATTCTTCACGCATTGACTTAATTAATTTTTGGACATGACGCTCATCAATATCACGATTTCCAAGAAGTTCCTTAAAAATACCGTAGTCGGTGGTGTAGAAGATTTGTCCAGCGATATTGCTTGGAGCGGGGGTTGGTTGAATTTTGAACATGGTTTTTGGTTTTTGGTTGTTGTGGTTTGGTTGAATGTTAAACATGGTTTTAAGTTTTAGGTTAAGGTTAAGCATAAGGATCTTTGACTGGGATAAGATGTTCAAGGTTGTTGTTCTTCTTCGGGTCGAACCAGTAATGACATCGATGAGAGTAGAGGTGTCCTGTGGATCGTAAGTCGTTCAGGATGCGGTACATGATACGGATGTGGATGCCAAGTACCTCTGCCAATTCGGTGGCCCTGTATGGCTTCTCAAGCAGTAACAGGGCGGCATTCACTCCTGCGACTCTGCCGACGATTTGCACGCCTTTCTTCTTCTTGGGTGATGCTGGTCGTGTCATGGCATTAACTTGTATTTGCGTCCGTTGTGTTCAATGATTTCGGGGATGCGGTTGTCTATGAATGTACCATACGAATTCTCATAGTAGATTTGATTACCTTGAGAATTGAATTCCCGCTTTACCCAAAATCCCTTTGAGTCGTCATGGTAGATTTCATTACCCTTCGAATCGTATTCACTCTTTACCCACCA